TCATAGGATATAATGCCGGAAATGCTGACCTCAATTCTGGTTATTGTGTAGCTGTAGGGGCAGGTGCTCTTGAATCTAATCCAGGCTCTAATGATGGCAATACTGCCATTGGGGCTTTTGCTATGCGGCCTTCGCTAACCGGAAGATATAATACGGTTTTAGGGTATAAAGCTATGGGACATGATTATATTGCTAATGACGGAGAAGGAAATGTTGCAATTGGAGCTAACGCCGGAGGAATGACTTTTACGCCAATACAAGGTGATAGAAATGTATATATAGGAATGGATTCATGTCCAACTAATACGAGTGATTATAATTCAATAGGCATAGGCTGGAAAGCAAGAGGTCATGGGGATAATGCTTGTACTATTGGTGGTACAATTGCCACTAGTTCTAGTATAACGACTATAGACCCTGGATCGCCTAATAACACTAGTTTAGGATCTCCAAGTTATGGATTTAAAGAATTAGTATTAAATTCACCGGATGGAACAGCATGGACTATAACAGTAGATAATGCAGGAGCTATGGTGGTAACATAAATTATACAAACAAAAAATTAAAATAATAATAATTAACAAATAAAAACAATAATGGCAACAGAAGAAAAATGGTTAAAAAACTGGAGAGATATGCTAGTATCTAAAAAGGAATTTATAAAAAACCGAAAAATTGAAAATGATAAAAATAGAAATAAATAAACAATAATGGGAAAATACAAAGGATATTCAAACCACGGCGGTAATCATCATTTACGTACCGATATGGATCATGAATGGAGATTAATTGATGATGCTAAAGGTGCTATTTATGATGAAGACAGAGATCTTAGAGATAAAAAATCAGCTGCTCATGAAGATGGGGTTAATGTAGAAGATACTAAATCTAAAGATGCTTTAACAACTGGAGAAGAGAAAGAGCAAGTTGGTCATATACCAGAGGAAGACTACGATACTAAGTAAATGGCTTTCAAAATGCGATCGCCTTATAAGGTAGACAATACACCCGTGTATAGAGCTCCTTTTGAAGATGGGCATACGCATGGAGTCACATTAATGAATGGTAGCATAGTGCTTAATGAGAAACTTCCCCATGATATGGAAGAAGATACTGTAGAGCATGAAAAAATACATGTACAACAAATAAAAGAAGGTAGATTTAGTTGGGATGATGATTCTATTTGTTTTGAAGGAAAGAAGTATGATCGTTCTAAAATAACCGAAGGGGATAAAAATTTACCCTGGGAAAAAGAAGCTTATGCCAAGCAAAAAAAAGTTTAAAGACACAAAAGTTGGAGGCTTTTTAAGTAAGGTAGCTCCTGGACTTTTAGGTATAGCTGGTGATATATTACCAGATGCTGGCGTATTAGGTATAGTTAAAAATCTAATACAAAAAGACAAAACTTTACCACCAGAAGATAAAGAAAAAGCATTGATGCTATTAAAACAAGATATGGTGGAAATGCAAGAAGTATCAAAACGCTGGAATAGTGATATGAAATCTGATAGTTGGCTTTCAAAAAACACACGTCCAATGTCTTTAATATTTTTAACAATATCTATGGTATTGTTAATATTATTAGATAGTTTTGAATGGAGTTTTGTTGTAAGTGAAGGATGGGTAGATTTATTACAAACACTTTTAGTGACTGTATATGTTGCCTATTTCGGATCTCGTGGGGCGGAAAAGTTTCAATCAATTAGAAAAAAGTAAAAACACGTTAAAATACGTGAATATAAATAAGTAAGTATTAATCAAATAAAATTAAATTATGAGTAAAAAAGAAAACAAAATTACAGAAGAAGAATTAAAAGAAATTAAAGCTAATCAAAGCAATCTTCAGCAACGTTTAACTAATATTGGATTTTTAGAAGTACAAAAAGCCAATGACCTAGGCCTTATAGCTAAATTCCAAAAAGAAATGGATGATCTTAAAAAGAAATTAGAAGATGTATATGGTGCTATAAATATTAATGTTCAAACTGGAGAATATACTGAGGTTACAGAAGAAGAAAAAGCCGAGCTTAAAAAAGCGGAATAATGACTTCTAATATAAGAAAAATCAGTATAGGTGCTGATTATAAGAATGATGCTATGCATTATTCTGTAGCTCAGCAGGTATATGGAGGTCATACTATTCATAGTATTATTTATAACGAACCCGATTCTTCTTATAATATATTTATAATGAAAAAGCAAGAGGTATTGCCTTGGAAGAAATTCAATTCTCACATGGCAATATCTGTTGAATATGATTTAGAATATTAATGAATAGTTTATATAAATTTATTATCACTCCTTTAAATCGTAGATACGATAATGAAATAGAGGTTGATGGTAAAAAATTAATTATAAACAGCTCTGTTGAGGAATTTACATTTATTAGCAGAAAAGCAAAAGTAGTATCTATACCCACTGAGTATGAAACCAAAATTAAAGTAGGGGATACACTTATAGTACATCATAATATATTTAGAAGATGGTTTGATCAAAAAGGGAATGAAAGAAATTCATCTTCTTATTTTAAAGAAGATCTTTATTTTGCCCAACCAGACCAAATATATTTGTACAAAAGAAATAACAAATGGAAAACTTTTGGTGATTATTGTTTTGTTAAACCAGTTAAAAATGATAATCCTTTAGATAATGTGATAGACAAAAAACTTGTTGGTATTTTAAAATACGGTAATGAATATTTGACTGCACAAGAAGTTAATCCAGGGGACTTAATTAGTTTTCCTCCTAAACGTGAATGGGAATTTGTTGTGGATAAAGAATTATTATATTGTATGAAATCAACAAATATCATTATTAAGCATGAATACGAAGGACACGAAACTGAATATAATCCTTGCTGGGCACAAAGCAGTTGAGGAATTAATTAAAGTAGCTAAAGAACCTATTGTAGATTCTGATGAAGATATATCTGCAGATAGGTTAAAAAATGCAGCTGCTACAAAAAAGTTAGCAATTTTCGATGCTTTTGAAATCTTAAATAGATTAGAAGACGAAAAGAATATGTTAGATGGGAAACCCAAAGAAGTTAAAAAAGAAAAATCTTTTAAAGGTTTTGCAGAAGGGAGGTCTAAATAATGTATCAACAAACTTTATATAAAATATTAGATAATCATATAAAACCTAAAATTATTAAACGATTTAATCGTTATAAAAAATGGGAATATGGTTACAACAAAGAACATGATATTATAGTTATTAGTAAGACTGGACAGATTGGAGATATTTATGAAATCCAAAATTTAAAAATAGCTTTACCCCAGACTACTAATGTTCATAAATTTAAAGAGGATAGATGGAGTAGGACTGAATATCCTAAACCACTTGCTAGAATAAAAACTGTTTTTGATTGGAAGCATTACCCAGAAGAATTCAAAGAAGAATGGCATGATTATATAGATGAAGAATTTAAGAGAAGAGATGAAGGATTTTGGTTTAAGAATAAAAATGTTGATACATATATTACAGGTACTCATTATCTATATTTACAATGGAGTAAAATAGATATTGGTGCTCCCGATTATAGAGAAGCCAATAGGTTATTCTTTATATTTTGGGAAGCTTGTAAAGCAGATACCAGATGTTACGGAATATGTTACCTTAAAAACCGTAGATCAGGTTTTTCTTTTATGGCCTCAGGTGAAGTAGTAAATCTAGCCACAATATCCAGTGATTCTAGATATGGAATATTATCTAAAACTGGACCAGATGCTAAAAAGATGTTTACTGACAAGGTTGTCCCTATATCAGTTAACTATCCGTTCTTTTTTAAACCGATTCAAGATGGTATGGATCGACCTAAAACAGAATTAGCATATAGGGTTCCAGCTTCTAAATTTACTAGAAGAAAGATAGATCAAGGTGAAACCCCTGCAGAATTAGATGGACTAGATACTACGATTGACTGGAAAAATACTGGTGATAATAGTTATGATGGTGAAAAATTAAAACTATTGGTGCATGATGAAAGTGGTAAATGGGAAAGACCAAATAATATATTAAATAACTGGAGAGTTACAAAAACAACCCTAAGGTTAGGAAGTAGGATAGTAGGTAAATGTATGATGGGATCTACTAGTAATGCTTTAGACAAAGGTGGTGGAAATTTTAAAAGATTATATAATGAATCAGATGTTACAAAAAGGAACCGCAATGGACAGACTAGCTCAGGACTCTATTCTTTGTTCATACCTATGGAATGGAACTACGAAGGATACATTGATATGTATGGATTACCTGTATTCGACACCCCCAAGAAAGAGGCAAAGGGACCACGTGGAGATGTCATAAATATTGGTGTTATAAATTATTGGGAAAATGAGGTTGATGGATTAAAAAATAATCCTGACTCATTAAATGAATTTTATAGACAATTCCCCAGGACTACCAAGCACGCTTTTAGAGACGAAACAAAACAATCTTTATTTAATTTAACTAAAATATATCAACAGATAGATTATAATGAAGAAATCTTATTAAGATCTCCGCTTTTAACTAGAGGGAACTTTCAATGGGAAAATGGTATAAAAGATTCTAGGGTAATATTTATGCCTTATATAGATGGAAGATTTTGGATTACATGGACACCATTAAATAATTTAAAAAATAATGTTGTAATTAAAAATGGTAAAAACCATCCCGGTAATGAACACCTAGGTGCTTTTGGATGTGATTCTTATGATATATCCGGGACTACTGATGGCAAAGGATCTAAAGGTTCTTTACATGGTTTAACAAAATTTAGTATGGAAAATTGTCCTGCTAATAGATTTTTTTTAGAATATATAGCACGACCTCAAACAGCAGAAATTTTCTTTGAAGACGTTTTAATGGCTATTGTTTTTTACGGTATGCCAATATTATGTGAAAATAATAAACCTAGATTGTTGTATTATTTAAAAAGAAGAGGGTATAGAGGTTTTTCTATAAATCGCCCAGATAAAATATATTCTAAATTATCTACAACAGAGAAAGAAGTAGGTGGAATTCCTAATTCAAGTGAAGATATAAGACAAGCTCACGCAGCTGCTATAGAAAGTTATATTGAAACCTATGTAGGTTACAATAATGAACAATATGGGGATTTATATTTCCAACGTACATTAGAAGATTGGGCACAGTTCAATATGTTTAATAGAACAAAACATGATGCATCTATAAGTTCAGGTCTAGCAATTATGGCATGCAATAAAAATAAATACAAACCAGTTAATGATTTTAAAAGAGAAAAAATTCCTTTAGGATTTAAAAAATATAATAATTCTGGTTACTCATCACAAATAATACAATAAATGAACGGAACGGATACTAATTATTTAAGTGGTTTTCCTAGTCAGGTGGTACCTATCGAGGAGAAAAATAGTTGGGAGTACGGCTTAAAAGTGGCTAGAGCGATAGAAAACGAGTGGTTTAGCAATAATAGATATGGAGCTGCAACTACCCGAACAGGCTTGTATCAAACTAATTATGCAGAATATCATAATAGAAGACTATATGCGCGTGGTGAACAAAGTATACAAAAATATAAAGATGAATTATCTATTAATGGTGATCTATCTTATCTTAATTTAGATTGGAAACCTGTTCCTATTATTTCTAAATTTGTAGATATAGTAGTAAATGGCTTGGCCGATAGAGATTATGAAATTAAAGCATTTTCTCAAGATCCTGAGAGTTTGAAACAAAGAACTAATTACGCAAAGGATTTGATGAGAGATATGATGATGAAAGAGTTTTTAGTTAAAGCTCAATCACAATTAGGAATGGATTTATCAGCTTCTGGAGAAAAAGAGAACTTACCTGAAACTCAAGAAGAAGTAGAGTTACATATGCAACTCAATTATAAACAATCTATTGAAATAGCGGAAGAAGAAGCTATAAGTCAAGTTTTAGCTGAAAATAAATATGATAAAGTTAAAGCTCGTTTAATTCAAGATTTAGTTATATTAGGAATTAGTGCAGTTAAAACTAATTTTAATGATTCTAATGGAATTACTGTAGAATATGTTGATCCAGCTAATCTTGTTTATTCTTATAGTACAGATCCTAATTTTCAAGATCTATACTATGTTGGAGAAGTTAAGATGATTAGCATGTCTGAACTTAAGAAACAATTTCCATATTTAACTGTGGAGCAGTTAAAGAAAATTGAAAAATTTCCAGGTGAAATGAATTATTTAAGAAACTGGAATGAAGCACCTGATGTAGTCGCTGTAATGTTTTTTGAATATAAAACATATATGGATCAAGTGTTTAAAATAAAACATACTGAACAGGGAT